CTCCTACTGATTCTTGGGGATGATGATCATCTGAGGGCGCAGAGCGGCGGTCTCAGCTTCCCTCAGTGCGGAAGCGCGCTCAGCGTCTCGCTCTGGTTGGACGTTCACGATCTCCACGTCGAGCGCATACGCGCTGATCATCAGCGCTTCGAGCGCCTTCTCACTGCAAGCGTGCGGGATGAAATCGTTCACGATGCTCATGATTTGATGGCCGAAGCCGCGCGCTCGTGCCAGCCGATCGGAAGGCAGGCGGCTGTTTAGGTCAGCTCGAAATTCCTCCTCCAGTTGGCGACGCTTGCGCTTGCGCTCCTCGCGGTCAGCCAAGGCGAGTGTCGGCGCTAGATCCTCCGGCTTCATCATCGTCTCCATTCTAGTCTTTAGTTCAGCACGGCGGGAAACGATCAGCAGGAGGCTGATAGTCTGCGTCTCGCCACGACACAAAACGCACCTCGCGCTTCTCGGCTTCTAGCGCACCAACGACGCTAGCGCGGCTCGGCGCCTCCAGGAGAGCGCACACAGTTTGCGCGTCGTCAGACATCCGATACCCAGTCACCCACTCACCGAGCAGCTTGATCGTGTCGGGCCACGATGGCGTCAGATACTCCGCCTCGTTCTCAGGCCCATTGACATGATGCCACTCATGTACGGGCTCATACCAGCTCGCCCAAAAGCGATGCGGCCCCGGCACACCTTGCGGTTCTGCTTCGTCCACAGTGCTCTCCTATTGTGTTTTATGGCCTTCACGCATGTGCTCGGCCAGCGTCTCAAGCTGACCAGCTATCCGCGTTCGGTTCAGCGGCAGCCAACCAGGATCTTCGGCAATAGCTCTGCACTGCATTGCCCAACGTCCAGGCCCCATCGTGACACCAGCGAGAACTATTGCCAGATGCTCGAAAAATTCCGCTTGCCCTTTGCTATCAGCGCAAGCGACGGCTTCGGCCATTTTGGAGAACGACACAACCGTGCTCGTCGCAACTTCAATTCCCTTGTCTGTCATGTTCGTCGTCCGCACAGACATCGACTGTCTCGCTTTCCGTCTTAGATGCCGATCCAGTCGCGGCTGTTAATCAGCACACTCGCGTGCATGATCTCGCCGCCGTGCCAATCCTCACACCACAACATGAACAGCGGCGCCTGCTGCTTGGATTTGAACCCGATCCTGTATTGCCTGCCGTCGATCATGGTCGTCTCCTTTAGCGTTTTTCCTTATTGTCGTTTTTGGGTGCCGACCTCACCACTCTGATAGTGATAAGTGCCGTGCACGTCGGACACTCCGACGGCACCTGCGTCGTGGACCACGTCGTATGGCACTCCGGGCAGATCAGCCGCAGCTCGTCACCGTTGTCCACGCAGATCGAGCGCGCCATCTTCGTCTCCTATCGATTCTTGCGCTTCGCGCGCGTTCGTGGCCCGTCCGGCCACAGCTTCTTGCCTGTCACCTTCAGGATTTTCTCGCGCAGAGTGACGTTTGCGACGCCCATCCGCCGAGCCACTACGCCCACCGGCTGGCCAGCGCGTAGCATAACGATTGCGCGCTGCAACTTCGCGTCGGTGAGGATTGGCCTTCTGCCGCGAGTCTTAGGCGGCTGCTTGATCTTTGGCGGCTTGTATTTGAGCGAGTCGCTTTTGTTGAGATTCTGTTCAGACTTCGTTGCCCAACGACAGTTGAGAGGGGTGTAGTCTCCGTCATTGTCGATACGGTCGATGCTATGGGCGGGCGAAGGTCGACGCCCCATATCGTGTATAAACACGTCGAAGCTGCGCCAAGCATCGCACACCTTTATGCCCCGACCGCCGTATCTTGAGAAAGACTTCTCCATTGGGTCGCTGCATCTGCGGAGCATATTGTGCCAACATAAATACTCAACCCGAACATCGGCGCCACGCGGCGTGATCTTCCTCGGCTTTATGCCGATGGACCGCATCACCTGCCCGATCCGCTGGCGCGTCACTCCAAACAACTTCGCCATGTCCGACTGCTTGATAGTCGGGTCTGCGCGGAGGGCTGATATCACCTTATCTCGAATGCTCATGTGAGCTTTCTACATCGGCCGCCGCATCGCGTCAAGTTGACTTGCGGGTAAATTTCCGCTTTACATGCAAGCGGGAATGTGCGATACCCACACCATCAGACACGGGAGAGCGACATGAACGTAACCAAGATTGAGAAGCGCACGGCCTACACTGGTGTTCGCGGTGTCGTCGCCACCGTAACGATTGACTGGCCGACCCGTGGCGAGGTCACTTACTACAAGTGGAACCGCGGCGGCTGGAACAGCCACGAAGGAATCGACTGCTCTGTCAGTATGGAGCGCGAACTGAATAAGCTCATCAAGGCGGCGGCCTAACGGCTCCGCCACCGAAAACGGAGAACGCCCGAGTGAGCGCTGCGACCGAGAACATCCTGACCATCGCAATCACGGGCGCGACACTCGTGGGCCTATGGTCTGTCGGTGCGGGTGGCACTCGTTCTGGGCGCTGATCTTACTTCTCAATCTCAACAACTACACGCAAAGACGATGAGGCCCACAATGATGATTGGCAACTTGGATGGGCTGAACACGCTTGGTATGACGCGTCGTCTATACGAGGACATGCCCGGCGCTCCGCAGCCGTCCGTTGGAGACCGCGGCACCATCATGTGGAGTGAGGTCGAGGGCACGCCGATGTATAAATTCTGCGAGCGGATCACCGCTGAAATCATGGGTGCGGCGTATGCCGCGTTTCATGACGCGCGGAACACCGCAAACCACACTGATCGCTAATCAGCACGAAAGACCACGAGCATGCGCTGTCGGCACGAGCCCCGCGTCCTGTATGTGCTCAACCGGCAGAGCCTCGCTGTTATGGTGCTGGCGCCTCATCGAGCGCAGGACTGGCGAGTTTGCGTGAAGTGCGGGCATGTCGGATTGGCGTCGAAACGCACAGGCAAGGTGCACTGGCGCAGCTATGCTGACCCGGAGCTGGTAGCCAAGGCGCAGCGCTGGAATGAGTGGGCTGCGAAGCAGGATTGAACACGGACGAGAAAGGCCCCAATGAAACCGAGGTTCCATCTGTACATCCACGCACCCGGTTGCGAGCCTGGGCTGTACGCGACTCTCGACGATGTCGATGCGCTGAAACGGATGACGCGTGAGAACCCAGACTTCACTGCGCCGTTCAGGGATGGTCGTCGTGTGAAGTGGTGGATTGTGCAATTTAACCCCGGCGAAGTCGTCGCCGAAAGCAAAGCGGAGTAGCCCCGTTCGCCGGGCGCACTGAGGAAAAAACGGACATGGCGAGCGAATGGACTTACCGCTGGCGTGACGCGCCGATGCCATATCAGACGTGGGCACCGTTTCCGCCTGATACAATTGTGCAAATCGCCAATAAATACGGGGACGACAAGATTGGCCCGGCCAGCACGTTCTGGTGGGGATGGGACCGCGACAATCCCGAGGGTGTAATCACGAAAGCGCGCCGCCTAGACCGCCAAAAGATGGCCGCTTCTCAGTAGGACCAGACGAACGAGAAAGGCCGCGACGATGGTAAAGAAAATCGAGTACGTCGAACGTCACGTCGGGCCATGGATTGAGATCGGGCACCAGTTGATCGACACCACCAAACGCCACACGTATGCGATTGAGCTACCCGATGGCAGCCTATAGCCAAGACGGACTAGGCCACAATAGTCACTTCGCCATGTCTATCGCAAGCACCGTAATGCGCGCGGTTATAGCGACGACCACCATCATCGCAACAGCAAAAAAAACCACGTCTCTCATTTGATGCTTGCCAGCGCTGCTATGATCTTGGCTGCGGGATCTGTGAGCAAAAAACCAATCACCGCCGCCAGCCCAAGCACCATCCAGCGCGCGACCTCCTGCACTGTCTTCAGGTCCCGCCGATACTGTTCCAGGGCCTCGATGCGCCTCTCGTGATCCTTGGTCTGCCCCACTACGCCGTTGGTCCCATTGTAGCCCCACATGGCGTCCTGCAGCCGTGCGATCACGACATCCCGCCACGTAGTCTGCGATGGCTCGTTCATAGCGTGCCCTTGGCATTATATGGCCCCCGACAGTATCGCTCCGACCGCCAGGATTGCAGCAACGCTGGTGAGTACAGCCGGGACAGCCAATAGCCCCAAATGAGGCTTGGCGGCAATCGACAGGATAGCGCTGCCGATGCCTATGCAGATCACGTTGGTTATCATCGGCACCAATACGCGGTCGGCCATCTGCTCTGATGCCACGTGCAAATCAAGCGCGCGCAGCGCCCATCGCACCGACCACCAGCCGAGCCGGATCGACCACAGCGCGAAGAACGCTGCCAGCAGCCAGAGCACCACCGCTGATGGCATCGTATGCTCGCCGCGCCCGGCATTTCTAGCCCGCATGGCCATAGCCAGCGACATCGCGGCGAGCATCACGACCATAGGCAGCTGCAGCGCGGAATAGAGTTTTTCGATGTCCATCACGACGATACCCTCTGAGCCTCTGGCCCCTTGCCGCAACTCGACAGGATCACGGCATTTGTGCCGGCGATCTGCTCTTTGGTACCTTGCGTCAGAACATCCTTTCGGGAGGGCCGAATGGGCTCGATCGCTCGGCAGACGCCCGCGCTAGTCGCGATAATATCCTTGGAGCACCCTATCAGCGTCAGAGACAGCGCGGCGGCGAGCAGCTTTAGCCTTCTCATCGATCTTTCTCTCTGTTTTTTCGACGCGTGCACGCTCCTCGGTCACCGCTTTGGATTTGATTGACGCCACCCAGCCCCATATGGCGAGCAGGGCCACGCCGACGATGCTGGCTTGCCCCGTCAAGGTTCGCATAAACATCATGGCTTGCGGCTCCACCACAGGAACGCCAGCACACCCGCCACGATCAGCACAGGCACGCCCCAGGTGATGAGGTCCACGCCCGAGAGCAGTTGCCCGGCATTGGCCTTGACCGCTACGGCAGTGCTCGTCACGCCCGCAGGATCGGCCAGGAGAGCACCACCGCCGATGAGGCCAGTGCCACCCACTGCCGCAGCGCCAGGGGAAACGGATGCCGGCTCCTCCACCTTCTGCGCCATCGGCTCGGGCTCGGCATCATCGGGCGGGGTGAGGAAGAGCGCCTTTTCCGCAGCTCGCCGCCGCGCTAGGCCGCGTAACACCACCCGCTTGCCGTTCACCGTCGCCTTGTTCCACATCTCGAACGCTGCCGCCGCGCCTTCCACGTCGCCACGGTTGAGCTTGCGCAAGATAGTCGACTTTTGCAGCGCGCCGATCCCGCAATTGTAGGCGAACGACACCAGCGCATCAAACTGGTGCTGGTGGATCGGAGCCGTCACCATGCGCGTGACAGCCGCCTCGCACTCGGCGAGCTCGCGGCGCAGCCCTTCCACGGCTTGCTGCTTGGTCCAGGTCATCCCCGCCTTGACGCCCTTGGTGCAGCCCCAGCCGATCGTCCACACGCCAGCGGGGCAGCGATAGGCGATGCAGCCGCCGTCTTTGAGCGGGCGCAGGTAGCCCTCGAAATCTTTGATCAGATCGAGGCCGCGCTCTGAAATGATCATGCCGCCCCCTTCAGCAGTCGCTTGTCGATCTCGATGGCCTCGATGGCTGCTAGGCGGTTTCGCGCGTCGGCTAGCTCGCCGTGCATTCGCGCGAGCTGTTCGGCCATATCGGCGATTAGTTGCTCGACCTCGAGCGGCAGCGTCTCAGCGCGCACCTCCGTGGTGTGTTCGTGGCGAACTTCCCGGAGCTTCTGGCGCCATTGCCTCGAGGCTACGGGTTCGGCCATGTGATCGCCCCATAAGCAGCGACAACCGCCGCAGGATCGGACGCATCACTGATTGCCTTCTTAGCAAGTAGCCGGGTGCGCTCGATGGCGCCTGAGAGCTGGGCAAATTGCTCGTATTTCTGGATTACAAGCAGGGCGCACCCCCACAACGTCGGCGCCTCGATGCCGACCGATGCCGCCAGCGTCGGGAATTGCGCGGTGCGCTGCTCTGGTGTCAGCGCATTCGCCGGGGCTTCTCCCATTGCCTCCACCGCCTGCGCCTGCTGATGCTTTTCAGCGTAGGTCATGGCCATGCCTGCGCCTGGCGTGATGTAGCGCAGGCGGACGCGCTCTGCGTCCTCCTCCACCCGGTTGCGGTAGATCGTCTTGACGCGATCAAGCGGCCACGTCTCGACGTGCCATTCCTGCACAATGGCATCTGCCGTTTCGGTGTACGTCGCCACCGCGTTCTGATAGCGCGCATCATGCGACGGAGGCGGCGTCTCGATCTGCGGCTTGTACGTTGAAGCTTCTGCTGGTTCGCTCATCGTAGACCTTTAAGAAATAATGGCGCGGTCAGTGACGCGGCGCCAGTTTGTGCCGTCGGAAAACGCAAGCACGGCGCCGCCGGTCTCGTTTGACACGTAGATGATACCAGCAGCAGTTGCAGCAGATGGCGCACCCGCGACGGTGTAGCTCGGCACGTAGGGGATGCCGCTCGTGATGGTCAGGCCCGTTGTCTGCGTTTGCGCGCCAGTGCCGGACGCGACCGTCACGGGAGAGCGCAGGATCAGAGACGCTGCCGTGCCCGTGCCGGTTCCGGTTCCCGGCTGAATAGTCAGGTTACCGCCGCCGATATTGGTATCTGTTCCAGCTCGAGACCCTTGAGCCTGGAGCGTTTGCGCTCCTGGGGCGCCAGATGCATTGTCGCCTATTTGCAATGTAAGCGCGGCTGGCGCCGTAAGATGCGCGCCGGAACTACTAAATGTTAATCGTCCTCCAGAATTCGTAATTCGGACGACAGTTCCAAATGAAAAACCGTTTGACGACTCCCAATTAAAAACCGTTACCCCATTCACTTGAAAATCAAACAATCGCCCAGTAAAACCAGACACGCAGTTAACGCCAAACAGAGTTCCGTTTGTGCTCCACCCGGTTGACGTTGCCGCAGATGGCTCTATCAAAACAAGCGGCTTTGTCGTCGTCGCCGTTCCACCTGAAATAGGCGTGCCAGTCATTGCAATAGTTGGAGCGCTCAACGCCCCGTTTTTGCTAGCAATGATCCGCCCCGGCGTCGTCATTACGTCGCTATCGTCGATATCAATTCCAGACGCCTGCACTCCCTTGCCGGTGCCGTCTGATCTGATCAGCCGGTTATCGGTTCCAAACGCGGAGGCCGCCGTTACATCGCCGCTCGCGATGGTCGACAATGTTGTGTCTGTGATCGAAAGACCTGACCCGACCTCGAGCCACGTGACAGCGCCGCCGCTGTCATCCCAGAACATGATTCTATCTGCGTTGGGATCAGCAAGGCTCGCGCCCGTGCCGCCATCGGCCAGCGCGACGTCCGTACCGCCAGCCCGATAGACCTGATTGCCCTCGATCGTGATATCGCCCGCGCCAGAGCGAGCGAGCGTCGTATCGGTCGCATGGCCCAGCTCGATGGTGCCGGCCGTGTGCGCCAAACTCGTGCTGTTGAGAGCGACGCCAACGCCTTCCACCGCTATGGCGCCCGCACCTGTGCGGCTGATCGTGGTATCGGTTGCGTGCCCTAGCTCTATCGTGCCAGCCGTGTGGGCGAGGCTTATGCTGTTCAATGCAACGTCAACGCCCTCGACAGCGATAGTCCCCGCGGCTGATCGACTGATCGTTGTATCGCTGGCGTGACCTAGCTCTATCGTGGTCGCACTGAGCGCCGCCACGCCCGACATATTGGCGCTGTCGTCAACGGTGATGCCAGACGCCTGCACGCCCTTGCCGGTGCCGTCCGACCGGATGAGGCGGTTATCGGTCGCGAAGTTGGACGCGGCGGTTACGTCGCCCGTTCCCGACACCGCGGCCCATTTGACGCCCGTCGCCTCGGCGCTGTCGGCGACTAGCACATAGCCATCCGCGCCAACGGGCAGGATTGTGGCAGCGTCGTTGCCCGTCGCAACCGCGAGATCGCCCTTGGCCTGCCACGTCGTATCTGTGTTAAGCTGTGCTGAATCGCCCTTGTCGCCTTTGGGCACGAACAGCACAGAGAGCTGATCGTTTGCGGCAAACGAGCCGCCGCTTGCAACGTGCGTTAACGTAAACTTGTCATATGAACCCGCATCAGTCATCGAGCCCGAGA